TCGATATCTGCTATCTGGTCAAGATTAGAAGCACCAGGAAGTGTATCAATTGGGTTTGGTGCATCCTCACTCCTAACTGGAATAAAGAAATCTTGGTCATTAGCTAACTGATTATACTTAAGGTCAATCTGACCTGTTTGAGGGTCAACGATAGGTGTACGTTTAAATCTGTTAGCGATTTCATCTACATATGCTGGTACATCCTCATCATCTATGTTACCCACGAATATCTTATATACTCTTCTCTCTGGCGCTCTTGTAATTCTATATATTAACATAGCATCTTCAGAAAGTATTAATTGTTTCCAAATCCTCCTTGCTTTCTCTAATACAGAAGTACCATATGGTAATCTTCTATCATCCCCAAGAAGTCTGAAGTGAGCGATTTGCCAAGAATTAAATTCCATATCTCTTCCTCTCCAAAAGAATTTAACCTTAGAATCAGATTCTTCTTGACCATTAACACTATTGTTATTAGTGGCTAAACCATTAAATATATCACCTTCTCTCCTTTCTATCTCAAAGTTAGGCATTTGTCTAGCACCAATTACACCAGCTCTATCGTCAATATTTAAAAAAACAAAGTTATCCCCATATTTACATGTGTTTCTTGTCCACATAGGTAGTGACGTGTGTATATCTAACCTATTAAAAAATAAATCTTCTAATATGGTTTTAACTCTATCTGAATCAGAATAAACATTTAAAACTCTACCCTTTTCATTTATTGTTGTAGATTCTTCCATCATAATATCTAAAGTAGCAGATATTTCTGGGTAGAACTCCATAGATTCAAAATCACTATACGAACCTATACGGGTTGTTTCATAATGAATTGATTGTCTAAATAACTCGCCATCAACCTTCCTCCACATACCACCAAGGTATTTGTTTTGTTGAGCTTGTAATTTAGCATATTCATACTCTTGTTTATCTTGTGTTTTTAATAAAACATCATTACCAATAGAGTATCTATTAGTTTTATCTTTCGGCACATTTATACCATCTGGACTGAAAATATTATTCAATCTTTGGAATACCGTTAACTTTTGTTTAGCCATAACTCTTATTTTATTTAATTATACTAAAAATTTTTAAAAATTAAATGTTTATTCTACATAACCACACTGTACATAAGCTTCTCTATGTGTCTCACCGTTAATAACCACAATAACATAGCTGTATGTTGATATAAAATCATTACCTTGAGACCCATTTGGGGTTACACAAAAATATTTTTTACCGATAACTTTTTTATTAGTATTTTTTTTAACAGATGTGTCTGGTGACCACTTATATAGTTTCGAAGGTCTTTCACCTCTTTTACTTCCAATAAATACTTTTGGTCCTAATCCCATAATTCTTAGTTTTTTTACTTAGTACCACTAAACAACCATAAATAATCACCATTAGGGTCTTGCATGTTCTTAGACACCTTTGAGTCAAATCTAGGTTTAGGTAGTGATTTTTTATTTCTTTGGTTTGATGGTACAAACCCAGTGTTATAATTATCGTTATTATTTGATGAATTACCAACCTTCCAACTAGCAAGCATAGCCTTGGATTGTTTTTCCATCTTCTCTAATTTCTTAAATGAATGTTCCAATACCCAAAGAGGCATCGCAAAAGCCATTAATAAATCATCATGGTAGCCATCCATATGGTCAGCTTTACCATTCTTATATACAAATGTCTTCATTTCTGAAGTTGTTCTTCTAGACCTAATATTAATACTATTACTTCTAACCATATACTCAAGATGGTCAATCATCGGTGTTCTAACACCATTAATATTAAACCCAGGCGTTTGATTACCCTTTGTATGTAAATCTAATTGCGCTTTTTTACTATTAAGTATTTTACCTCTAGGTTCATCATAATGTAAATGCCTATAGTTCAATTCAAGTAACTTTAACACAGTTGATACACCCATACCACCAGTAATATCTACTACAGTATAAGCCTTATATAAATTACCATACTCATATACAACTTCAGCTAATTTATCTGGTCTAATTTTACCTTGATATTCCATAACTTGAGTCATAGTGGTAAAATCTATAATTACTATGGTTGATAAGTCTTCACCGTCACCTCTAGCAACATCAACACCCATTATATATTTATGTCCTTCTTCAGGTTTCTCCCAAATCCAAAACTCCTGTTCTCTACCATCAACCCAAAGCGGGTCTTTAACGTTATTCTCTTCATGAAATACAATATCTTCATCATTAATAACGTTACCACCAGAACCCAAGAATGATACATCTAATTCTTGCGCTATTTTCCTAGAGTTATTATTAAGAGTTTGACACATACCTTCATACCAAGACGATGTTGGTTTATAACCATCCTTTAATTTACCTTCATACTTATCAACAATAAATTCAAACTCCTCAATCTCTTCCACTATCTCACCTTGTTCATTTTTCTTAATCCACCTTAAGTCCTTATTATATCTAGGGTCTTCATACCATCTCATCTCAATGATATTATATGCATTCTTACCAATCTTAGATTGTTCATAAGTTTTATAATAAAGTGGGTCCATACCATTTGGTGTAGAAATAAGCATTACTTTACCCCCAGTAGCACATGATGACATAGCGGCTGCGTATACAGCATCACCATTATCGATAAACGCAGCCTCATCAAAAACTAGATAAGTTGGGGTATATCCCCTAAGTGCATCTTCAGAAGTTGCTACCGCAATAATCTGAGTACCATTTGGTAATTCAAGTTCAATTTTAGAGTCTGTAACAAATATAGACCTTTTTTCATTTTCAGGTGAACCATAATAATCTGGTCCCCAAGCCCATCTAGGTACTTGACCTAAATAATCCTTAATCCCTCTAACAAACTTTTGAGCTAGTTTTAATTTGTTGGCAATTACTAGAATTGTCTCTGGACTATCTGGGTCACAAAACGCAGCCTTTATAGCCATATAAGCTTGAGTTGTTGTAGATATACCAGCTTGTCTTGGTTTTGTCACTAGATTAAACCTATGCTTCTCATAAGAGTTAACAATTTCTTTTTGTCTAGGGAATAACCTAAAAGGTACAAAACCACCTTGAGTCAAATCCTTAGTTTCTAGATATGTCTCTATAGCGTGAACTGGGTTTTGTATACATTTAACGTATTCAGTAAGTATTTCCTTATTAGTAAGCATATTTATCGGTTTATTCTATTATATAAATATGCCAATAGATATAAAAATAAAAAAAGCCGCATATGCGACTCAATTTATTGGTTTAGTTATTTTATTTATTAAAATAAATCATCGATTTCAAAAAGGCTATCACCCATAGCCTCATTGTAATCATCTTCTTGCATCTCTCTCTTAATTTCATTAATCATTTCAGAGATTATTGTTTTACCTCTTTTAGTTTTACCTAAAACCTCTTTCATTACAGAATTAAATTCTTTTGGTGGTAATGCAGCCACATCAGCATATACATGATGTTTTAAATTGAAATCATCAGCTGGAATCGCATCACAAAATCTTCTCCACATCGGAGTACCGAATCTCATATCATCTGGTTCAGCTTTTACAAAATCAGCCTTACCAACAACATATTCAGCAATATTTTCTTGAGTTGGTAACCCATGTGCCGATAGTACCTCCATAACACCCTTATATAATTCATGAACCAATACTGGGAAAACCATTGCTTCAGCCTTAATAACTGGTTTAGATGCACCCTCTTCATTTTGTTGGTAATCACAATCACATTTACCAGCGTTTACACCTAAATCCATATCTGGAATTATAAAATACATATAATCAGCAGCCGACATCATTTTCTTATAATTTCCTGGTAGTCTAGGGTTCATATCAGTTAATTGTTCATGAACCATATGGAACATGTGATTAACACTCTTAGCGGCACCCTGTGTCATTGCGTTAAGAACTCTTCTCTTCTTAACATATTCATTAGCAACAACCTTTTCATCATTATCATTAAATTCTTCATCTAAACTTTCTTTAGGGGTGTCAATAGTACCTTCCCTATTAATACCAGAAGTGACTAATTTAGCATCAAACTCAACAGTACCCTCTGGAATGTCAAATTCCTCCATAATCATTTCAACAGCTAATTTCTCAAGTTTTTCTTTGTATTCTTCCTCCATAGCCATTGCACCCATAACTAAAGGCATTTGTTCTTTCATAATAACAGACTCATCAACAGTATCCATATCAAAAGCTTCTCTACACCTCATTACAACTTCTTTAAATCTTTCACGAATCAATTTCATCTCTGTAGTAATAACATCACCTTCTGGCATTACACCACATTCAGCTAAAGAATGTCTACCTTCTCTTACTCTATTCTCAAGTTCTGGATGCATTCTTTCGGTAATACCTTCCTCATAAAGAAGGTTTTCATTGATAACTCCTTTTCTGTTTTCTTCTAAAGCTTTTTTAGCTAAGTCTCTATATTTACTCATTTCTTAAATTTTTAATACTGATTGTTTTTATAACTTTTCTTTTTTTTGTTGTATTTCTTTTAACACTTTCAATTAATTCATCTTTAGTCATCTTAGGTCTAACAGATTCAAATGGTAAATCATTCATTGGTTCCTCATCATTCACACCCTCAATTTCTTTACTATAACCTTCTAAGTCTTTAAGTAATTCTTGGAATTTTTCGTAGTCGTCAGCTTTAGCTTCAATATCACCACCTGGACCAATATCCCCAAAGTCTTCACCAGTACCTGGACCAATATCTTCAGTTTTAACGTATTCATCTTCATCCTTTTTTTGGTGTGACTTCTTAATTGCACCAGCACCTAAAGATGCTTGACAAATAGCATAAGGGTTATCAACATTACCTTTTTCTTTTACATCAGCAACGCATCTATCGAATTTTGCTGTGTGAACCTTTTCTGGACCAACTTCATTCATATAATCATCGTCATTACTATCAATATAACTCTTTGTAACCACTTTTGTTGCAATTTCTTTAGACTCATCATCAGGTATACCCATATTACGTAACTCATCACTGGTTTGGTATACCATACCTTTAATAGCGCTTAACTCATCTTCAGTTTTTTTTAAATTTTCACCAATATTTTTTTTCTTAATTCTCATCACTTACATTTTTAGCTGTAACGTTATATTCTAGAACTAAATCATGTTCATATAATTTATCTTCAACATCCTTGATGGGTTCACCGAAGTGTACTGCGACCCTATTTTCTGGATATTCATCATAATCATCCATATCCTCCCAAGCTAACGCAATAACACCATCAACAGCATCCCAAACTGCAAACTCAGAACTATCTTGAATTAATTTAAACTTTAATTCATTAGACACAAGCCTACCAACTCTTTTAACAAACCCACCGTTAGGTGGTGCTGGTCTACCAGAAGCTGGATAAGCATCCCAATCATCACCATCTACATTTTCAGTTGTATCTGAAAACAAGAATTCGTAAAGATGCTTACCAGTCCAATCCTCACCAATTTTATTAACGTATATTAAATATAAATCTTTCATTATTCAATATCATTATCTTCTTCCATCTTAGGGTTAGGTTTAACCGATGGTTTAGTTTCCCATATTCTTCTCCTTCTTGGTGATGGAGACTTTTCTCTCTCTGGAACAACAGTTGGTTTCTCTCTTACTGGAGCTGGTTGTGTTGTTTCATGTAAATTGTGTAATATAATATCTCTCATATCAAAGTTTTCTCCAAATATAGGACTTTTTTCTGAATTATCCAAATTTTCGTTCTTCTTTGACTTCTTACCCCACTTCTTACCTTTACCCTTAGTATCACAAGCTGATGGTGTTGGTCTACAAGCTGGGTATTTAGCTCTCTTCTCACCATCCTCTCTACCACAAGGTTTACATTTTTTTCTACCAGTCTTAGAATCTTTTCTACAAGTATTACAATCAACCCATCCAGATGACTTTCCTTCACCACCTTGACGCTCAAACCAACCATGCAATCCTTTATCCTTCTCTTTAGAATAATTAGTTTTTTCATGTAAGTCAACACCCTCAAGTGTTTCTAACATCTCTTCGGTTAATTCTCCTTCTTTAACGCCTTTCCATATTTTACCTTTTCTGCATCTAACAACAGCGCCAGAAGCGTAAGCTGAAGGCCAAGTATCGTACTTTCTTTTAGCTATTCTAGTACATCTGTCATCTTTTTCTTCTAATTTAGCTATTTCAACAACTAAATCATTTGACCCCTTAATAATTCTATGAAATGAATTCTTTGGTATAAAGATTTCTTCGTTTACATTTAATTTATTAGGCAACTCATTATCAAATTGGATTAGCCAATCAGTTTCATTAATTGCTAATACAATTCTATCTTCTTTATCTCTATGCCACTCTAGTTCAGATTCATTAACATTCTCAGAGAAAGTCCTTCTAATAATACCATTCTCATCAATCTCTTCACCATATGGTTTATCGTCTTGAGCATTACTTAATAAAAAGTTAGTGACTTCTTCTATATCATCTTTAGCAGTTGTAACATGTTCAGCAGCCCAATCATGACCATTAGTTATTATAGCATCAACTTTATCTTTATCTAATGACATTAATTTATCAATATCTCTAGACAATTGCTCCAAATTCTCAAAAAACATATAATTTTTTAATCTATCCATAATCAATCTATATTTTTATTTATTATTTTCTTTTCTTTCTTGCCAATCATATGATATACTATCTTCTGTTATAGGACCACCCTTGGCCCATGTATAACATGTTCTAGCAGAATGACATTTAAAATTATGCATCCAACAATATCCTAATCTATCGCTCTTCTCCTCAACGTATTCTTGCTCTTCAGAACTTAATGAGTCAAAATCTTTGTCATATAATTCTTTAGATTTTCTATCAAAATCTCCCTTATCCGAAACCTGTCCAGGCATACAATTATCCATTCTAGGTGAAATATCAAATGCAACGCAATTACCACATAAAGATTTTTTAGCAGCTTCTTCTGTTGTATCCCAATGTTTAGCCAAATCTTCCCAATATTCACCAGGCTCGTCAACATTTAACGGACCATATTTAATATGGTCTGCTTTTATTGCACTATCCCTATTCTTAGTGTTAACCTCTAAGTCTTGAGTTGCAATTGGACAATCCATTTCAGCTTCACCTAACATTCTTTTGTTAGATCTTTCAATAATTAATCTTTTCTTTCTATCTAATCTTCCCATATCTTTTATTTTTTATTACTTTGGGTATGGATTAAAACGGCTACCATACTTATCGTGAG